ACCAGGTAAGCGATTTCCTCGCGGGTCAGGCTTTGATAAACGACGCCGGACACGTCACGCGCTCGCGTTGATTTTGGTTCGGGCTATCTCGTTGTTATGCCCGCCGAGGAAAAAGCGAATCTCCTCGACGCCGACAAAGCCGTTGACAATTCGCAAGTTTACGAGGTCGCCAGCGGCGAGGTTCCCGGCTGCCGTGCGCCCGGCCCCGATCGTCGTGCGGAGTACGCCGCCCACCATAAGGTCGATCTGTCCGCCGGTATTTTTGGCGCGCTGAACTTGCACGGAATCAAGCGGCGCGTCGATTCGCACCGCTGGTAGGTCGAGGTTGGCCGCAACGCCAAGCGTCGGGCCTACGGTCCGGTCGGTAAGCGGTATGCGCGAACGCCGCTGTTTTACGTTTTGCCGCCGGAAGTATTCAAGCTGCTCCCGCGAAAGTGGCACGGGACTACTCCGTGCTTGGCGCGGGGTCGGACTCCAAGTCCGGGCGATTACGCGGTCGGCTTCCCAACGCTTGATCCAGCGGAGACTTGCCAGCGCCAGCGGCCAGCAAGGTCAGCCGGTCACGTTGGCGTTGCTTCCGAATTTCGACGGCGCGTTCCTGCGTTGCTTTCAGCTTTTCGTGGAACGTGCGGTTGTCCTCGACTTGTTGCGTGGCCGCGAGGCTTTCCTGTTCCGCGATAAGTGCGGCCCGGGCCTCGTCGAGCTCCGCGAGTTCGACAAGAATTTCGTCCAGCCGCTCGCGTTTTTTGGCGTTCGCCTTGTCCGCCTCGATTTCCTCGGCGGTCGGTTCGGGCGCTTCGTTAAGCGTCCGGTTTTCTTTCAGCTTGGCCAAGTGGTTCTGAATCGTCGCGGTCGTCGGATCCTTTTTGCGTGGCTTGCGCTTTGTGCGCGTCGTCGCTTTTGCTCCGGCCTTTTTTGCTGGCGCTGCAGCCTCGGGTTCCGGTTCCGGGGTTGCCTCCGGCTCCGGCTCGGGCGCTGGCTCCGGCTCGGCTTCGGCCGCTGCGTTGGCGGCGGCTTCAATATCGGAAACCGGTGCAGCCTCCTCGACTACCTCGGGCGCTTCGGTGGCTTCGGTGTTTTCTGTTTCGTCGCTCATTGTCGGGAACTCCTCAAAGGGTAAACCGGGCGGCCGTTGCCGCCCGGTCTCCGACCAGGTTTTACGCCTCGGTAGTAATCAGGCGCGCGAGTTTGATTTGCTTGCGTTCTGCAAACACGCGGTTCCAGCTGGTCGCGGCGGCGAGGTTGTTAACCGTCGCAGCGTTTGATGGTCCGCCGCTTGCCGGTGTTCCGCTGTACGCGTGGCCCGCCGGATGCACGACCCACTCGACGCGGTTCGACAACACTTCGGTACCAGCGCCCAAACCCTCAAGCGCCTCGCGGGTAACTTCGGTAGCCACTCGCGGAGTTCCGACGCCGATTTGAATTGCGCCCGGTCCGAACAGCCACGACTCGTACACGTTCGCCGCGTTCGGCAAACCGTCGTCGACGATTACTTCGAGGTTTCCAAATGTCGCGATTCTGGTGTCGTTGTCGCTGTCGCGGATAAAGTCGATAAGATTATTTTTCCGCATTTTCGCGTACACGATGCTGTGAACCATTAGCATGGTGTAATCCTCTTGCGAGTCGCCCGAGGTTGCGGCGGCGTCGATTACGGCCTCCGCGGAAAAGTCCGTCACGCCCGGAGTAAATACGCCGGAAATGTCGTTCGTGTAGTCGCCCGCGTCGTTCGCGGTGTTATCGGCGAACACGCCGGTAAGGGTTGCGACAAGTGCGGCCTGAGCGCGGCGCGCCCAATAAGCGCCAACACGGCCAGCGATCGCGGCGAGCGGATCGGAACCCGCGAGGGCCTGAGACAAGTCGGCCGCTTTCCAATGCTGGTTACGCGACAGCCGGACTTGAATCTCGGTCAGGCTGGACAGGTTGACCGGAACGGCTGGCGTTTCCGAATCGTCGCCGACGTTGTCGACGTCGTTCGCTACGTCGTTCCAGCTGGGATCGTTGAACGTGAGACCGCCACCGGCAAGCGAGGAATCAAGCTGGCCATTCCGAACGGCTGCGCCGCTTTGAATGATCCGCGATTTTTCCTCGGTGATTTGCTGCGCGTACGGCGTGAAAATTTCCGGGACTACAACGTCCGCGATTTGTACTAAGGCCATGAGACTGTCTCCTGTTGAGTTCGGTTGGGCCTCACGCCCTGCGCTTACGCGCGTAATGTATCAATTATTTGGCGGGTTTAGTAGCGCCGATAAACGACCCGGCCTGTTTTGCCATTGTTTCCGCGTTGGCTCGGTCGGCTCGAACGGCCGCGGCTTGCGCGGTTAAGTTCCAGCCTTTCGCGCTCCACGGGTTCGAGGCGTCGCCGCCTCCGCCGCCGCCACCAGGCGGTTGCGCTCCGCTGCCCTTGCTGCCCGGCCAGAAATACGAATACTCCGGCGCGCGCTTTACGGCTGCGAAAAAATCCTCGGGCGTACTGTTCGGCGTCACGCCGGTCGGTAGCTTCCCTTCTAATTTCGTTACGACTCCGCCCTCGCCTGAAATCTCGAACGACTGCGCGACCAGCTGGACAAGTGAATCCACGGCCTCGGGTCTTACGCCCGACTTGACCGCGGCTCCTGTTAGCCCGTTTTTTATATTTGTACTGGTCGCTTGGTTTGTCGCCTGATCGCGCTCGGCGGTTGCGGTGTCTAACTTTCCTTTGGTTGCTTCGAGTTCGCGCTCCAAATCGTGAACCCGCCCAGCAAGGGCGGCGTCACCGGACCCGTTCGGCTTTGCGCCGCCCGTCGGCGGCTCCGGCGTAAGGGTTGTGGCCACTTCGGTGATCAGGGCCTTTATCTCGTCACGGGATAGGCCCTGCGATTTCACGGCTTTTAGGTCGCCCGTCGCGTCGGCGAGCCGCGCACGTAACGCGGTGGCGTAGCGATCGAAATCCGCTTTCGTTTTGACGCTCGAAACGTCGAGGACGGCTTTGCCGTCCCGTTCGCTGTAAAGCGCCAAGTGTTCCGGCGGGACGTCGTTTAGGCTTTCGTAGCTGTCGGCAAGTTCCAAAGTTTCTCTCCGTATCACACGGTGGGCGACGGCGTCGCGCCGTCGTGTGAGATTCTACTGCCGTTGTCGCGTTGTTTGCAACATCAAAGCGTAGGCGCTGGAACTCCGGCGCGCTGGAACGCTGCCGTTTCGCGTTCGTAAAGCTGGCGCAAATTGTATTGCTTGCCGCTGCGATCGACGAAACTGTCGAGGGTTAGCCCGCCCTTTCGGAATAAAACGCCGCGCGTCGGCCCGAGGACCTCGTTTTGAAATGCGACCGTTTGCCTGGTCAGCCATTGCTGGTATGTCGTGTCGCCGGGAACCTGTCCGACGAGTTTTGACACCGCGCGGCGGCGAGCCGGGCCACGCAAACCAGCCAGCTGGCGTTCGGTTGCGGCGTTTGCTGGTCGGCCTGAAAGTTTCCGCCCGTCGATAACCGGGACGCGAACCGACCGGCAGTTCAAATGGATTGGCGGCTTCGGTCCTTTGCCGACCTTGTACCGCTTGCCGTCAAGGCTCCGACAAATCGGCGTGGTTCTCGAATCGAGCGTCGCGACGTATTGCTCTTGCTTAATTATTCGAGTGTTCGCCCGATACAGCGCGTCCAGTACGCCGGTAAAAATTGCCGCCGTTGCCGTGTTGGCCAGCGTTTGAGCTCCGCGGCGCGTAATTTCGCGCGCGCCGTCGGTTCCCTCGTTCGCTTGCGTGCCGAAAATCCGTGCGCCAATTTGCGTTGGCGTTTCGTTGAACAGGACGCCTTGCCGAATCTCGTCCATAAACCGCCGCCGGTCGTTTAGCTCGTACGACTTGAGCCAATCGCGGAGGATCCGGCTTTCCATTGGCCGAGCGAACACGATAGACCGCAAGGCGCGGGCGTCCGGGACGGTAAGCGAAACCAACAGCGGCAAGTCTCCGGCGATATTGGCGGCGCTGGCGATTGCCTCGGCTTGCGCGAACTTCACGAGTTCGGTACGAACCAGCGCGTTTATGTCGTCGAATGTCGGCGAGTTTAGCTCGTCGATCAGGCGCGAGATTCGGACAAGGTTTGCCGTCGTTGCCGGTCCCGGGTCGGCGTTCAGGAGGCCAGCGCGGGCCAGCCTCGATTTCAGCCGGGCGCGAAGTTCAGGCTCGGCCCGGTTCAAAATTGCCCGCATCCGGGCCGCCAAGCCTTTCGCGAATCGGTTTACCTCGACGCGTCGCCGTACTATGTCGTCGCGTATGTCCTCGTTTGAGGTCGGCACGGTTTAACCCTCGTCGTCGTTTTGCGCCTCGTTACCTTTCGGCGGACCGCCTGGTTGATTTTCCGGCGCGATCGGCTCGCCGTTTTCGTCCACGGCCACGGCCTCCTCGCCTAACCCGGTGCGGTCGTCGGTCGGCTCCTCCTCGGCTATTGCGTCCTCCTCCTCCTCGAACGTCAGCTGGGTTACGTCGCCTTTCCGCATTAGGGCGTGGATCGATTTCCACGACAGCGGCGCGCCGCGAGATTTGGCGTTCACGAATCCGAGGAGTTCCGCCGCTTGCATGGCGTCGTCGATAAAGTCCGTGTTCGGTTCTATTTTGACGTCGTCGGGATTGGCTCCGACCCACTCGGCGCACGTTTTCAGAATCTCGGTCAGGCCAGCGGCCGACGTTTGCGCGATGTTCACGAGGTCCGCCGTTCGGGCGGCTACTCGGATTTTCAGCGTTTCGGCTGCCTCGGCCCCGGACCCGCTGGACACTTGCAGCCCATACTGCCGGGCGCGATCGTAGTCGGTCGCCTGAGCCTCGCGCATTTCCGACAAGCCTTGCCCGTCGACGCCAATAAATTTCGCGTCGCCCTCCGGGTTCGGTATGTTTATGTGAGCGCCAGCGCCAACGATCAGCTGTGGCGCGTTCGGGTCGTCGCCTCCGGCGGTGTCCTCGCCGATAACGACGAGCGTGTCCTGCCCTTGCATGAATAACGCTTGCCGATAATCCGCGTCGCCGCGGTAGATTGTCAGCGATAGCCGGGCCAATCCAAGCAGCGGTATGTCGCCCGGTTCCGGCACGAGGTCCGCGGAATTGATGAACGTGAACGGGATTTTCTCGAGCGCCGTTCCCTGAATGACCGGCGTGATCGGATCGAGGCGCGCGCCGTCGTCGTCAAGCGTGACCGTGTACTTGCCGCTTGCCTCGTCCATTTGCAGCGCGCGGAATTTGTTTTGCTCCGACCAGGTAAACCCGTCCCGGACGTCGCGCGTTTCGTCCAGTACGACCAGCGACACGTTGCGCTGCGC